TCATCGCCCAATTTAAAACAGGGTTATTGTTATGTTGTATTTCGCCACGCAAATAACGGCGTTCAAGCTCTTTCATTGCAGGGTTCATGCTTGCGTAACCCTGACCAAATGCGACCATTGGTGCGTCTTTTTCGAGCATATTGTTTACGAGTTGGCTTGAGTTCCAACGGTCAAACGCGATGCCTTTTACGGGTAAATCAGCTAATACTTGATCAAGGTCGTATTCAATCCAGTTGTAGTCAATAACTGCGCCCGGTGTTAACTTTAAATAGCCATCTTCTTTCCATTACAGAAAAGAAACAGATGATTTTCTAATGTTGTTTGTTACGGCATCTTCTGGCAGGTAATACATGCCAAATGTTACCCATCGACCATCATTAAGCAAGGCAACACCTGACCACCCCGCGATGTCTGATACGGTACTTAAATCTAGCCCTAGATAGACTTCAACTGCGTCTTGTTTGATGTCATCTAATGTGTAGCTAGATTGACATTCAAGCCATTTTTCAACGTTACACCATAGCGAGTCACCCGAAACCCACACATTTAAGTGCTTGGTTAAGAAGTTGACCTTTGCAGTCGGCATCATTGATGCCTGCTTTGCTTGCTCTTGAAGGTAATTTAGTTTTACTGAGACGCCTAAGTTCGGGTTTGATTTAATCCAAACAGTTTCATCTTGCCAGTCATCACCTTCATCAATGGTGAATATGATGGCAAAAAAAGCATCGTCATCAACTAAGCCTTGCAATACTTTGATTGCATAATCACGCACTTCATAACAGATGCCGTTTTTATTAAACCCGGCTGTTGTTATCGCCCAAATAAGGGCTTGAGATCGAGCACCTAACGCTGATTTAAGTACATCCCACACTTCCGGTGTTTTATGCGCGTGAAGCTCATCTACTAGGGCAAAATGGGGGTTTAAACCGTCCATTGTGTTGCCATCAGCAGATAGCGGTTCAAACTTGCCAAAGTTTTTTGCGTTTAAAATCCTGTGTTGTTGAACATCAAGCCGCTTCCTAAGTGGGATTGATTGTTTAATCATTCGACTTGTTTCATCAAACAATATTCTTGCTTGTTCGCGTTTAGTCGCAGCGGCGTATATTTCGGGGCCACCTTCGTTGTCTTTGGTTAACCCATACGCACCCACACCGGCAAGTTTGGTTGTTTTGCCATTCTTACGTGCTAGTTCTTCGTATACCGTTCTAAATCGGCGTTTCCCTGTATCTTCGTGTTTCCAACCAAATACACACGCCAAAACCCATGCTTGAGCAGGTTCTAGAATTATCGGCTTGCCTGACCATTCACCTTTTGAGTGCTTCAAAAATTGAAACATCAGCAGAATGCGGCGCGCTGATTCTTCGCAAAAAAAAAGCCCTCTGTTGGGGCCTTCTTCTAAATCTCTGTAATGTCGTTCAACAGCAAGTCGGGTTAAATTACCAACAATGACTTTTCCGTTCATGACATCGCGCCCATATTGAGCAGCGAGTTCAAGAGGATCAGAAGTTGTCGAAATCATCAAACAAATCACCTTGCCCTGACTGCATGCCTTTTTCAGCAGCAGGCGCTAAGCCAAACTCACCTACTAATGTTCGCCACTTGCGCCAATCATCATTAAGCTGAGCTACTTCTGGTCGCGATTTAAACTGAATACCGTTTCGAGTCATGCTGCTGTAGGTCCATTCCTCATCATCAAGAAACTTTCTAGCATCAGCAAGCCGAATCACTACGCGACAGTATTCACAGAACGCATCTATGTAATGCGGCTTAAGCCTGTTCAACATTGCCAGGTGTGCAGCATAGCGATCATAAACTTTTAGCTCACGTTCGCTCAGTAAATCATCAGGTCGTAAATCTTTAGCTTTGGCGTGGTGAATAGCTTGCGGTTCTTCATGCAAAGGGATAGCCGTTACATTTGATGCATTAGCTAAATTTGTTTTTCTACCTCTGGCCATAATAATCACCTTGCCACCTAGACGGACTTTTTACATCTGCCTATCATTCAAAATCAAAGTGGCTTTTTCTATTTAATTTCCCAGCCGCGAAAACTGACTTAAGGGGTCGGTGTCCGCTTAGCGGTCTGTAGAGAATTTACCCCCCCTCCCTGCTAGCGACTCCTTGTGCGTCTTGGCTTTGTGGCAATCACTGCAAATGCATTGCAGATTACTTTCTGAATCATCACCGCCTTGAGCCTTCGGAATAATATGATCTACCTCACTAAACGGCGTCACCAATCCAACTTTAAGGCAAGGTTGGCATAATCCGTTGTCTCTAGCGATTACTCGATCTCTTAACCTTCGCCAAGGTCTACCCCCTCGGCCTGATTCTTTAATACTTCGTTTAACCCACGGTTTTTTTTGTGGGCAATCGCCTTGATGTATCGCTCGACACTTGGCACACCAACGGCTAGGCTTCTTCGGCATTTAACTTTTTAGAATTAATAGCCATGTCTTTCAACTTGATTGACTTCTGCTTTTCTTTCACAGCCAAAATGCCCACCCAAACGACAAAAAACAAACTCACTGCTGGCGCAATTTTAGGCACCACCTCTAAACAAGCCAAAATCCCAGCAATGAAATTACCAGACGCAACAATTAAAAATAACTTTTGAATGGCCGTAACAACGACATCAGTTACATCTTTCAAAAAATCACCATCCACTTTCAGGCATCCTTTCGGGCAATAAAAAAGCCCGACAACTGTTAAGTCATCGGGCTTGTATAAATTCTTAGTCACC